TGTTTGCATCTCAATTTGGTATAGGTGTTTCAGAAGCTGCTGAATTAGCATTCAACATTGAAGATGGTGCTAGAGCATTAAATGTTTCATCAGCAACCATGGCTAACATTGTTGGAGGATTCAGAACATCGTTTAATTTATCAACAGAACAAGCACATACTTTATCTGAACAAGTGGGATTATTGGCAGCTATGAATGATGTTGCTCCTAAAGTAGTACTACAAGATATTGCAGAGTCCACAGAAGAAATGGCAAGATTTTCAGCTGCAGGTGTTAAGAATTTTGTAAAAACTGCGATACAAGCTAGAAAACTAGGAATGAGTATAAAAGATGTCGCTAACACAATGGACGGTTTATTAAACTTCCAAGACTCTTTAACGAAAGAATTACAAGCATCTGTAATGTTGGGAAGAAGAATAAATTTAAATGAAGCCAGAAGAGCAGCTTTTGCAGGTGATACTGCAGGGGCAATGGAAGCAATAAAAAGACAATTACAAGATGTAGATTTAGAAGGACTAGACCCATTGACATTACGAGCAGTTGCTGATGCAACAAATATGTCAGTTTCACAATTTCAAAAACTAGTAAAAGGTTCTAATGATTTATCAGATGTTGGTGCAGATGCAATAGGTTCACTTGAAACAGAAGGATTAACATCTGTAGCAGCAATGACTAAAATAAATCGTAAATTAGCTGAAATTGATGTCACAATGAGGGAGACAGCAAATAAATTTGGTGATAGATATTTTAAATCCATAGATGCTACTATTAGTAAAATAATGGACACAGGATTTTTTGAAAAAGGAGCAGAATTTTTATCAAATGTTCAAACCGCTGTAGGTGAAATATTTAAAGTAATTACAAATAAAGATTTACCATTTTCAAAAGATGGAAACTTTTTTGCATTTGAAAAAGAATTACCTGAAGGGTTTAAAAAGGTTGCAGATGAAAGTGATGACTTATCAAAACACATGGTAACTAATTTTGATAAACCTTTGACAAAAGGTGCGGCTCTTATAAAAATAGTTAAAGATTTAGCAAAACAATTAATAAATGCAGTTTTATCATTTTTTAAAATTGACGGTAAGGCAGCTACCTTTGATAGTCTAACAGGTTCAGTTAAGAAATTTTTTACTGAAGTTCCTCATTTAGCAGAGGATGGTACACAAGTAATGAAAACAATGGAAGATGGTACTGAAGTAGCTGCTACAAAACAGGTTGGATTTTTTAAGACTATGGTACATAGAATAAAAGAACTTTTTAAAGGTATTTCAGAAGCACTAGGTCTTGATAAAGTTTTTGAAAACATTGGAAATTTCTTTAAAATGATATCAACTGCTATGGCTTCATCTGGAGAAGGAGAAGGTGGTGGATTATTTGGTGGGTTAAATTTTAATGATATTTTTGAAAACATTAAAAAGAATACTAATTTTGAAGAATTAAAAACATCAGTATCTAGTGCATTTTCAAATGCATTTGATGTACAAAGTATTTTAGACGGGTTTACAAAAATCAATTTTGGTGAATTGATAACAAAATATAAAGAAAATATAAAATCAATTGCCCAAAATACAGGTGAACAAGCAAAAACAGGTTTAGATTTTTTCAAAACATTACTTGGTTTAGATAATCCTGAACAGGCAAATGCAATAGCAAACTCAATAAAAGACCCAATAATACAAGGAGTAAGTGATTTAGCAAAAAATGAAACATTTAAAAAAGATGCATCAAAATTATTATCTGAGGCTTTAGGTGATAAGGTAGAATTATTTGGTCCTAAAGGTGTAGAGTTAGGAGACAAATTAGTTGATTCTTTTAACACACTTGCAGATGTGTTTAGAGAATTAGGAAAAACAGACGAAAATTCTGTTGCAGGTATGATATCAGGCGCTATCAATAATGCATCTGCTACTTTGGCTACCGTGTTTGACAACTTTACAAAAATTAAAGTTGTAGCTACAAAGACATTTGCAGGAATACCTACACAATTTGGAGTCGATACATCTGGGATAGAAGAAAGTACTACAACAGGTGGTACAAGTCCTATAATATCTTCAGGACAAAATATGAGTGCAGTAGAAACTAAATTAGATAAATTAATTACTATAATGACAGAACAAGCTGGTAATTTAAAAACGGTAGCTGGAGCAGTATCAGCTGGTAAATTGAAAGTGACAGGATAATGGCACAAGGTGGACTAGCAAATTTATCATCAATTTTTGACACTTCACAAAATGAAAGTGTTGGAGTTAATTATATAGAAGACATTCATGCCAATGGTTTTACAATCAATCATCAAAACACAGACTTTTTAGGTATAGAAGGTTCAACGTATACTAATCCAGGAGGATTAACTGCAGGTATTGACCCTAGTAATCAAAGTGTCAATGCATCAGGACTAATATTAAGTCCAGGTTTTGTACCAGGACTTCAAGAAGGAGACGATACTTTATTTACTGGTGTGATTGGTACAAACTTTTCAAATCAAGGTGATTTAGGATTTGATGGCAGTTTAGATACTGGTCCTGCTAACTATATTGCAAACATACATGCCAATGGATTTCTTGAACTAGGACCGATTGAAAATGGTTTACCTTACTTTACACAATTTATAGGTATTGGACCAGATAATTATACTAATCCTGGTACAATGGGATTCGGAGGAGAAAACGATACTGGTAATGCAAATTATATTGACAATATTCATATGAATGGATTCACTAGTATGAGAGCACCAGGTACAGGTGAATTATTTAATTCAGTTTCAGAATATATAGGAACAACTGAAGAGCAATATATAAACCCAGGTTTAAACATTGGACTACATTATTTAGAAAAATATAATACAGGCCCAGGTGTTAACTTTATTGATAATAAGCATATGAATGGTTTTACAAAAAACAGAGCACCTGGTGGTAGTGGCGGTGATGTAAGTGTAGGAGGAATATTTAATTCATTTTCAGAGTTTATAGGAATAAAAGAAGAACCAGTATTGAGATTTGTAAACACAGGTGATGCAGTTGGTATACATTACGAAATAGAATATGACCCAAATTTTGGAGCAATACCACAAGGGGTAGATGCTATAAATGGTTCAACTTATAATAGCCAAGGAAAAGAGTATGCATCTGGATTCACAAAAAGAATAGTTGATGTATTGAATGAAAACAATCAATTGTCAGAATTTCATATAGTAAATCAAGGAAACGACTATAGTCCTGAAGTTAACGGTACTATTTTTGATGAAACAACACCAGGTTCAGGAGAAGATTTTATTTTTGGTAATTCTTACACTACTGATGGTATAGAAGGTAATGGAGAAATAATCAATACAGAATTGTCATTTGAAGATTTAAATTTAGATGAAACTAAAACTGATAGAGGAGGGATAATTGGTCCTGGTGATGACAATTTTGCTCCAATTACTGAATTAACTTTAGAAAATATTTATAATAACCACATTCATAAAATAATTGATTTTGATACAGGACTACCTGTAAAAGCAGTTGGTTCATCATACGAACCTGCTTCTATGGGTCTTTATGATACTGCAGGTGGATTTATGCCATTTACATCTGCACGTGGTAATAAATCTAGTGAACCATATATTCAAAGAGGAATTGGTACTAGACTAAGTTATATAGATACCGTATTTGAAGATGCGTTGAGATTAGAAAAATACAGATTATCTGATGATGGAGTTAGATTTCAAACAACACAAAATTTATTTGGATTAGCTGCTTACTTTAACAAACTCACTGGTAACATTGGAGACGAAAAAAATAGTGGCAGAAAATTTCTTTCTGATAGTGGTCTAGGTTTAGGGTTAGGTGTAGGTATACAACAATTTAATTATTTATATTCACCTTTATCTTTATTCTCTTCAAGTGTACCTTATTTAAAAGTAAGAATGCGAAGAGATTTTCCTCTCAATCTTGTTTCAGGTAAATATACAGAAAGACGCCAAGTACCTTTTTTAGGTAACCCATCACAAAATCAAACGGTAAGAAAAGATGGTGGTGGTTTATTTTCAGGAAACACTTCATATTTTGATGATGTAAATGGTAAAGATTGGCCGTCATTTAACAATAGAGCAGGTGGAAGTGACTCTGAACAACTAACTACTTTAGGTGGTAATTTAATAAATAATGTTAATGAATCAATAGATGGTTCTCCAATTTCAAATGAAGCAATTATTGGAGACCATATGACTTTAGCACCCATTGATACAATGGACAATAAAGAAGTTAGTAATCCAGCCGGTCCTGGAAAATCAGGAGAAACTTCAATACATAGTTCTGAAAAAGGTTATCCTTTTTATTTTAAAGATTTAAGAAATGATAAGATATTGGCATTTAGAGGATTTATTGAAGACATAAATGAGAATGTAAATGCAAATTGGGGTGAAACACAATTTATTGGTAGAAGTGAACCTGTATATACTTATCAAAATGGTACAAGAGATTTAAATTTTACACTAAAAATATTTGCAAACAATCCAAGAGAACTAGATAGGATATATGAAAAATTAGATTATTTAACGAATTTAATGTATCCACAATATTTCAATGATGCAAGTCTAGGATATACAAGACCTAAACCTCCGTTAACAAGATTAAGATTAGCAAATCTTTACGGAGGAGCACCTGGTGGTAATGAATCACCAGAGTATGTGAATGGTGCACTTGGTTTTATACAAAGTTTAAATTACTCTTTTGAAGGACCATGGGAGAGTATTCCTGGTGATGGTTACACGGTACCTAAATTTATATCAGCTAATATTAGTTACAAAATAATAAACGATAAAGTTCCTGGAATGGACGGTGAAGGAAACAACAGACCATTATCTCCAAATTATGGTTATAAATATGCAGGACCTGAAGGATATTAAACGTGAGTAGATATAGAAATACAGAAAAAAGAAAAACAGAAGATGGTAAATTAGTTTACAGAAGTACATTATATGAAAATGTACCTGTAAGTGATAATGATATTTATATCATAACTCAATATGGTGACAGATTAGATTTATTAGCTCATCAATTTTATGGTGATGTTAACTTATGGTGGTATATTGCAAGAGCAAATAATGTATTTACTTTTAATGTACCTGAAAACATTCAACTTAGGATTCCTGGTTCTACAGAATATGCACAAGGTACTTAAAAATGAGTTATGTAAATAATAGAATTTGGGGTTCTGATTTATCTGCAGAAGTTAAAAGAAAACTAAAAGTATTAGAAGAACAAGGGGCAGGTATTATTGGTCCCAACGAAAGTCAGGCAGGTCAAAATGTTACTGATATAATTGAAGATACTTTTAGAGGTAACGCACATCTTAGTTCAAAAACACCTTTTGCTCGTATGTGGACAGCAGTGTCAGTTGTTGAAAAAACTGATGAGGTTATATCACTTGAAAATCCACAACCTGCAGCATTTGATGACATTGATGTAAAATCATATAGATACGAACTAACACCTGGTGACAATCCTGTATTGGAAAGAACAACATTAGCAAGAACACCTACAGATGCATTAGGAAAAGTTTATTCATTAGGTACTTATGATGCAAGAACAGGTGATAGAGGAGTCAATGAAGCAGCAGCATCTGAAGAATTTGACCCTAATTCAATACTACCTACACAAAGAGAAAAATACACAGATACAGATTTTTCAAATCCTAAAACAAGAAGATTAAGACCACCAGCTGGAATAACAAGTGTGAGAACAAATGTTATTGGGGGCCCTGATGGTAATGCATTGAATGCAGTAAAACAAACAACGGTTGAATTTACGGTATTTGATTATGAAGAATTTGACCAAATTTACTCAAGATATTTTTTACGACCAGGTGCACAAGTTTTTGTAGACTTTGGTTGGACACACAAAAAAAACTTTACATTATATAATCCCGAAGAATTGTTGAGGCAAGAAGAACTAAGTTCTAATGCTTATAGTGAAATAATATATGGAAAAATTAGTGAAACTGGTGTTGTACAAAAAACAGGACAATGGCAAGATAGTGACTATGATATACAATTTATTAGAGGATTAGTTACTGATTGTAGTGCAGACTTAGACCCAGGTTCATTAGCATGGAATTGTAAAATAACAATACTTTCAGAAAATTCTCAAATAGCAAATCCTCTTTTAGATGAAGATACTGAATTAGGTAAACATAAAAAAAATATGTTGTCAAATCTTGACTATAGAATTATTGTTTTGGCAGCTGAAAAATTATTTCCCGAAACATTTAAAGATGGTAACAAATTATTTCCGAATACTAATTTTTCTACAAATGATGCAAAAAAATATAAAAAATTATCAAAAGAATTTGCTTCTGAGTTTTTAGGCAACAAAGATAAAAATGTACCTAATCAAACTAATGTTGAATTAGGAATATATTGGCAGGGTAACTATGTTGCTGGAGACGATGGTGAAAAAATACCATCAAAAATACCAGGTTCTATTTATGTATCTTGGGGTTGGTTTGAGGATAATGTTTTAAATAAAGAATTTGCTCGAGGGAGTAATTTTGATGTAGACTCCTTTGATTTGCCAGGCTCAACAGAAGATGGTTCTTCAATTAGATTTCTAACATCAATGATGTCACATACATTTTGGAGTGAAACACTTTTTAAACGACAAACATTTATGGATAATAAATATAGAAATTTACCTTTTTTATTTCCTGAAAAGTGGGATAAAACATATAATACTAGACAGCATTCTATACTACCAGGTATCATATATCAGTTTGAAGGATTGACTAGTCAACAGAAAGAAAAAAATCTTATACCTATAAGAGAAGTGTTTATAAAACTAGATGTATTAAAAAAAGCAATATCTGACGCAGATACATTAAATGAAGTTTTTACATACATATCAAGAGTAATGCAAGATGCAACTGGTAACAATTGGAATTGGCAAAAAAATGAACAAGATTATAATGGATTCACTCTAGGTTTAGTAGATATATTACAAGTGAGAAAATGTGAAGATGATGAAGGCAATCCTTTAACTCCTGAAGAAATAATTTCTTTAAACAGAGAAGATATTTATGATAATTTATATCAATTCAATCCAGGGTCACCTTCAACTATAGTAAAAAATATGTCTTTAAATATGAGTTATGGTGGTAGTGATTTAATTAGTAGTAAAACTGCTTTATCGGGTTTAGGGTCTACTGGTAATTCTATTTTACCTGTAAGTGCTGTAATTGAACAAGCACAATCTATGGAAATAATAAATCAAGCAGGAGACACAAAGGGTGACTGGGAAAAATATGAAGTTGAGTTTGTACCTTCAAGTAGGACTTCTGTTTTAAAACAATCTGTTAAAAGTAATTTAAGAAAACAAATAGCTGGACAAGATAATCCAGATAAAAATGAACTCAATGATACAACTTATTTATCTAGTGGTGCCATATATGGTTCTCAAGGAATAAGTATAGACCAAACTCAAGCATCTAAAGATAAACTTAATAATTTTATAGATAAAAGTAATGAAATAAAAGAAGAACAAAGTATTTCTTTAGTAAGAGCGTCCTCAGTTCCTACACTAGATTATAAGGCCGCAAAAAAGAAATTTCAACAACAAGGTAATAGTTATGCAAGTAATATGTTTGAGTATTTTTCTGACACTTATGTATTTGAAAATGTAAGACTAAAACCTACGATTATGAATTTTGATGTTAATCTACAACTTTACGGAACATCTGCATTTGTTGTCGGTGATATGTTTAATATAGGTTTGTTACCTAAAAGAATTAGAAATCTAGTATATTTTCAAGCATATAATATAGAACATTCAGTTACTCCAGGTGACTATACTACTACAATAGGTTGTCAGATGTTATTAAGACCAGATGTCAAAGATGGTATATTTGCTGGTAAATTGAATGAGACAGGCATTGTAATAGAACCAAGTTGTCTATCATCAGAGTTTAAAATTAAAGGTATAAGTAAAATATTACCATTTTTATTATACGTTTTACCTGAAGATAGTGCATCTCAACTTACAGGATTTGATTATGTATTCAGAATAAGAACTTTTAAAGGAGGCAACTCACAGCCAATTTATGAACTTTTTGATTCTTTTAATGTTGGTACTGATTCTGGTCAAAAAGAGTCAGATGAATATTTTGACGCTTTACTAGGTTTATCCACTGGTGCATATTCTTTACAAAGTAAAACTAATGAAAAAACTAGAACAATATCTAAACAATATACTTTTGAATCTGAAAAGGATTATTACATTTTTGTAAAAAATAATTCTTGGGTAATTTTTGACACATTAAATACATCTAGTGCTGTAGAATATTTTAATATATTATTTCCACCCCCTGCTCCTCCAGTTGATGAAACATCAGTTGCAGTAGCTAAATAAATAATACTTGTTTTTTAGCTAAATAATACTTATATTAAAGTATGAATAAAAGTTATATTGTATTACCTATATATTCCGACCCTTTCCTGCATCCTTTGCATAAAAACAATAAGTTATCATTATTGTATGTAAGAGAAGTAGATTTTAAGGCAGATACTTTATTTAAAAAAGGTAAATTTATTCCTCAATTACATCCTGATTGCTCAGAGATGTTACAAGATTATTCTGAAATCTCAGAGGGAGACGGTATTATTTTAACACTTGATTCAAAAAAACTTCAGCCAATATTTTCTACACATAAAAAAGTTCTTTGTTTAAATCAATGTCATTGGTGGTTGAAAAGTAAACCATATGACTTAAATTTACGAAATAATGCAATAGAGTTTCTATCAAACAAGTACTACAATGTAAAAAAACTTAACGAAATAGTACCGATTTCGAAACATAAAGAGTATTGCGATGAACTATCAGAACAGATGTACAAATGGTTACAACCTAAAATAAATGATTTAATAAATGATGAAGGTTGGTTTACAAAAGACGGTTCAATAGATACTATACAAGCTTTTTCAGAAATTGAAAAGAATGGTATAAAAGTAACAGACAATGTATGTGATATATTTGATATGAGAGTAAAGAAACATATATCGAATGGTAAATTGTATTCAAATTATAATCTATGGACAACAACAGGTCGTCCAAGTAATTCATTTGGTACGGTCAACTTTGCCGCTTTAACAAAAGAACAAAGAAAAGCATTTATACCTGAAAATGATTTATTCGTAGAGTATGATTTTGATGCGTATCATTTAAGGTTAATTGCTAATCTAATTGATTATGATTTTGGTAAAGAATCAGTTCACGAACATTTTGCTAAAATATACAATTGTTCATATGATGAATCAAAGCAAAAAACATTTCAAATATTATATGGTGGTATTCGTGAAGAACACAAAAAATTATCAAGTTTTTTCAGTAAAACATATGATTACATAAATAAAAAATGGAATGAAATAAATCGATATAATTATATTTTTACTGATATTTATAGACGGAAACTATTATTTGAAAATTATGATGATTTAAATAGAAATAAACTTTTTAATTATTTAATTCAAGGATATGAAACTGAAATGAATATTAAGAAGATTTTATTAATCCAAGACTATTTATTAAGAGAAGGTAAAAAAACAAAGTTAGTTCTTTATGGATACGATAGTTTCCTTGTTGACTTTTCAGAACAAGATGGGATAAAAACTTTGAAAGAAATCAAAAAGATACTAGAAGATGATTGTGATTTACCTACTAATAGGGTTGATTATAAACCAGTATTTTTAACTAAATCAAAAATGGGTAAAAATTATGGTGATATGAAAGATATAACAACGAGGTTTTAAATGGAAATAATAGATAAAATATTACTTGAATGGTCTCATCGTGTACACGATGGAATGCCTAATCCTAAAAATACAACACATTTATTAGAGTTAAGAAACACGATGCAAGAACTCAATATACGAAAAGAAGCTATAGATTTATTATTTTTGAATCTAACAGAAGGTGTAGGACCTAAACTTAGAAATAGAACAGAGGATATGCATGAAGTATTTTTTGCATTGGCTTATGCTTCTATGATTACAAATAAAGCTTCTTTGTATAATAGTGTGTCTGATTATAAAGGTCTTATGAAGTTATTCAAAAGTGTAAAAAAGGCATTAGATAATGTTTCAAGTCATCAAAAAACAATTGACATACACGAAAAAGATTATTCTTTCTTTTCTATGGATAACACAAAACAAGGAAAGAAAGATAAAGATATGTGGTCAGATGCAATGAATATAGCTAAAAAAGTACACAAGTTTGTAGAAAGTGTTGATAGTTCTAAATCAGTTTCTAGAGTATTCGGAACAGGTTCAGGTGGTAGAAAAGTTATTGCAGATGCTATTGTTAGGACAAAAAAGGGAGATGAAATATCAGTATCATTAAAATATCAAGCAGGACAATTTAATAGTTTATCTGTTCCTGACTTGATGAAAAAATTATATAATATAGATTTAAAAGGAAAAGGTTTATTAAATCATATGTATGATAATGGATATAAATCAGAAATAGACACTGCATTTGAATATTATGCATTAGCAACTATAGGACAAAAAGATTTACCAGTAGGTGGTAATTCTAAATATACTCAGGAAGATAAAGATAATATCGAAAAAGCTAACTTTAGTGTAAATTCAACTTGGAAAGATTTTCAAAATACTTCAAAAGTACCAGTAAAAACAAGAAAAGCATTTACTCATTTATATAATCATCCAGATAACTTTGAGGCAAGAAGTGCTCATAAAAAAATGAAAGGTACTTTGTTAAATAATTCAATTGACAATTTTTTAAGTATCGGTGGAAAAGGTGGTATGGGTAAATTGGTTGATAATTTAGAAGATGCAATAATTTATATGTTAAGGGCAGAACCTAAAACTAG